TTTAGAACTCCTTAATTATATCAGTTATTAATTTATTTACATTACTATATTTATCTGTTTTTATTTCTTTTCCTTCATTTACTGGAGACAAAAATGCTCCATGCGTTGATGGATTAGAAACAAAATCAAATCCTATCAATTCAAAATCAGGCTGAACTTGCAACTCCATTCCTCCTCCGGTTTCAGTCATTACTTCTTTAACTGACCCCATACCTCTTGAAGATATTCCTAATCTGATTCCAGATTTAAATAATTCTCTTAAGATATTACCAGAAGGTGTAGTAAGAACTTCTACGGTACCTACCAAATCATTACCATCCCAATGCATTTCTAATACATTATGTGATACATTATTCAAATTGATAATGTTTGAATCTGGATGATCTAATTCACCTAAAGCTCTACGCTCTTTGATAAAGGTATTATATTTAGCAGCTTCTCGTTCTAATATAGGTTTTGGATAAACTCTTTCATTTTGATTTTTAGCATCCGCTCTTTGTAATGTACCTTTAACAATTAACCGACCACCGTTATTCTCCAAACTTTCGTTGATTTGTTGTGGAGTTACTTGAAATGGTATATAATCTAATATTAATTGTTTTGACATTTTATTCCTTTATTTGGATAATTCTTTTAATCGATTAGATATACGAGTCATTCGTTCATTTATCTTTGCAAATCTTTTTCCGGTTGATTTCCAGAAATGAGATGAATCAACACCTGTTTCTTGTTTGAGACGTAAATTGTTATTTACTATCTTTTCCATCTCACTTAACATTTTATTAACTTCAGCAATACCTTTGTTAACTTTTTGCTTTGGAGTGGAATTTGGATCTTTTTTAAATTCTCTATAAGATACTGCTTCAAGCATTGGATATAATTCTCTAACCATATCCGGATCCACTGGTACTTTATATCCATCTGAAGATGCTCCTAAATGATCAATCGTTGCATCTATATTTTTTGATGTAGGCTTATATCCTAAGGCTGCCAAAACGTCTACTGCCAAATCATCAATTTCTATATCAGTTACTTCTACTGAGCTATTATAATCGCGGATTGCTCTCATAGCATGCTGAATATCAATACTGGTAGCTTCTTTAAGACCATACATTTCAGCCATCATTTTCTTGAAAGTAGATTTACCTTCCATTGGCTTAAAGTATTTATTTGTCTTAGGAGCTTTTTTATATCCTAACTTTTCAACTTCTGAATCTTTCATTTCTTCATCATCAAAAGCAAATGGTGTCTGGTAGCCTGGGACTGCGGCTGTAGTTGACATTTCAGTTACACTTTCTTCTACCCAGGTATTATATCCTGGTTCAAGTACGAATGTATATGTATTACCGTCTCTAAACGTTACTTCAACTTTATCATCTGAAATTCGTTTTACTTTTTTAGCTGTGCCATAGCCTGGATACTCTTTTCCTGCCATCCATATAGCTACACCCATTCCGGTTATATCTTCTTCTTCATCCATCTTAGCTATAGTACCAAGACGCTTATGAAGATATTCATCAGAATCATCTACATCACCATCATTATCAATATCACGATCCTCGAGGTTATCGAAATCTGTTACAGCTTCTTCATCATCGATAAAGTCCGTTTTTTCATGTATAAAGTATTTTTTCATCTCGGTCCTTAGGCTCATTGTTGTCTCTTAAATACAAAAATATTACCACCGGTAGATTGTACGGCTGATGGTGATATATCATATATTGTTCCAGTACTCAAATCCGGTCCAGCTATAACACCGCCACCAGCTACAAATATTTTTGTAGCAGCATTATTCGCACTAGCACCTAACATAAAAGCACCATATCCATAATATGACCCCGTAAATGATTGTGTTGTTGTAGTTGCAACCGTGACGGCAGAATGATATTTTCCTGGAATTCCTAATCTATTAAATTGGCTTTGAGCTAATTGCGATGTAGATTCATTATATGGTCCTGGATTATTTGCCATTCTGTACTCCTTTTAATTGATCAATTAATTCATAATATCGAAGCATTGTAAGAATATGCTTGTCTTTGATAGTTTTAATATCATTCATTCCACTAACCATATTGGTTACTTCTTGCAGCTTAATTTTAACTACCTTAGATGGAACTGTGCCATTCAGATTATTTAAATTTTCAACAATTACTGGAATCTGATTTTTAACCTTGTCTAGCAATGCAGGAGAATTATTAACTGAATTAACATATTCTTTTAATAGTTCTTTTTGGTCTGCATTTAATCCAGCATACTTTTCATTGAATCTATCAACTACAATTTTAGATGCTAATTTACGTACTACCGGATCTTCTTTGGTAAATGATTCATTAACCGGTGCAGCTTCTTTATCCTTACGAATTACATATTCAATTATTGTACCTTGACATCTTGTAATTTCCGCAGGCGAATCTGCAATGCTATATTCAAATAATTTATAAATACTTGCATTCAACTTATAGTTTGAAATACGTGCATTTATAAAGTGTTCATATACCAATTTATTCTTAATATCACGAATCAAATTATATTTTGATCTACGCAATGTTGTTTCATTTAATTGCTTGCGTGATTGAACTGCTGCGGATAAAAATCTAGTAGCCTGAGATTCAGTAGTAAATCTTTCTTCGGCTAGTGTACGATATAAAGATAATTCCTTATATAATTCCGTACCTTCTCTGAAATGTTTCTTTAAAAGTGAAATTGCCGGCGAGTTGCGATTTTCCATCGTATCGGCAGCAATTTGACGTACTAACAGTTCAAATAGAATAGCAGTATTCTTTACTTTAGAATGTTTTAATGAATTCATTCAAATCTTCCATTTTTCTGAGTATTTTTAATAAATATAGAACACATACTATTTCACTGTTTTTTCGTCCCCAATTAAATTAGCTTCATCTAATAGTGTACCTTCATCTGTAGATTCGCTTTTATGAAGACTTTCAGTCAATACTTGTTTGCTTTTCAAACTAGTTGGTAATGTATTTATAAATGACGTGATATCTTTTTGCTCTGTACTTAAAGCACTACCACCTTTATAATCTGCTGTCGTTGAAAAATCCGGAGCAGCTTTATCTTTCATTCCAAACGGATCTCTTCCGAATGCATCCTTATGTTTACCCCAAGTTCCATATTCTTTTGGTCGACCTGGTCCAGCCTCGTTATTGTCAGGCATTCCAGGTAGATTGGATCTAGATGATACATGCATACTAGCAATATCATGTGGGGTACCAAAACTCATATTTGTTTTCTTGGGATCATTTCCTTCGCTAGTAATTTGTTCTCTACGGAATCGCTCCTTAAGATCTTCAATTACTTGTTCTTGTTCATTCTTCCATTCTTCTTCAGACATATCAAATACATTTTCATATATCCATTGTTCTGAGAACATATTAAGTTCAAGTAGATTTGATGCCAACCCTTGTCGCTCGTTCATCAATTCAACTTTTTGCTTTTCATATATAATAGATGGACTAGTTAAGTGCAATTCAAAATCAATTAATTCTTCATCTTGAAATCCTTGACTATATAAATGAACAATTGCAATTTTAGTTAGCTCTGAAATAAAGATTCTTTGTATTCTTTCAATTGTACGTGCAAATCTTATATCTTCTGCTGCTAATGTGGCCTTACCTTCTACTCCTTCATCATATCCTAAAAATGCTTTAGGTATTTTAAGAGCTGCCATCATTTTATTTCGTAGATATTCAATATCTTCAATCTGACCGTCGTTACTTAATCCATTTAATGATTCAATACGAGTGCCAGACTCGCCACCTCTTACCGGAAGATAAAAATCTTCAAGCATATTCATTAGATTGAATTTAAGATTATACTCACCTGTCTGTTCATCGATATACGGAGTCTTTTTCATTTTGTTCATGATATTCTGCATATGAGAATCAACTTCGTTAGGTGGTATATTACCTACATCAATATAAAATAATCTTCTTTCTGGTGCTCTCATTATTCTATGCAAGAGCATTGCATCTTCCATCAATATCAGCTGCTTGAATACTTTTCTGGCAGGTTCAATCATTGATTTACCATATGGAAGGAAATTAGCATCTGATAGCAATCTGAAATGAGCTACTTCATATGGCTCTAATTCATTCTTTTGAGATACTGAATAAGAATTAACTGTTTGCAATGTAAATCTATATGCATATGGATTATCCGGATCATATCCTTCTTCACGAACCACTTCATATGATGACATAGGAGTTACATTAATAATTCCTATTTCAGGCTCTATATCTAAATGCAAATAAAAATCTCCATACTTACATGCATTACGTACCCATGGCCATAAATTATATTCGATATTCAAAATATCATAAAAAAGATTATGAAGTATTTTTTGTATTTTAGCGTTATTAGTTTTGATATTTAAAACATCATTTTCAACATTCTTCACAGTACATTCATCTGCATATACATCTAATGCAGAGGCTATGATAGGATCTAAGTCCATTGCTTCATATTCTGTATATAATTCAGTTCTGTTAGACTGGAAGCTGTATCCGGTACCGTTATAGGTACTATACCGGCCTGATTTCTGCTGTACTCCCGCAAATCGATCTGCATATCGACTGTTATTAGCATTACCTGCTGATTGTAATCGATTGGTATCTACTACTCGTAATCGGTCTTTACCTAATCGCCGAACTACTACATTTGTAGAAAATAATCGTTCAAGCCGCTTAAAAAATGATTTATCTGCCATTATCTCGTTGTTTTATATAAATATTAGGTATCACAATAACCAGTTAAGATTATCGTTATCTTTGTCGCCGCTATGCCAATTCCAGCCTTGTGCAGGACCATCCTTACTAGAATATACACCAGAATTTGATTTACCGAAATGACCTAAGGCCTTACGTGATAAATCCATTCCCTGCTGCTTTAATCGTAATGCTGTATCGCGTATCCATAAAGCAATTCCTAATGACATAACAAGGTCATCATTATATCCTCGCTGAGCTTCTGCTCTAGAACCGTTCCATATAAATGTAAACAATTCATCTATACATCTATTGGAATGTACTATAATACTTTTTTCTCTGAAATAGGTTTCTAACTTTGATAGCAATAATGGTCTTGTTTTTGATGTAGTTGAAAATCCTGGAACCATTTGTGATTTGTTTTTGAGATCATATCCTTTGCGTAAATGCACATCTTCATCTACATATGCATCTTGTTTATAACTATAATATAAATTTTCATATCCTTTGTCAATTGCAACTTGCAATACTGCCCAACCTATATTTGCGTTTTCAATAACTAGTAGTGCATTATTCCATTCAGTTGCAACCGCTACTAGCATATTTCCGTATTCTGTAGTTCCTATCTTTCCTTTATATTCTGCAACTTGTTGCATTGTTTTTATATCTAATACATGAAATGCAGAATAATCTCCACCATCGCCTCGAGCAACGTCTGCAACTACTACATATGATGATGAATAATTTGGATATTCCCAAATCCAATAATTAGA